CGAAGTAAATGTAAAACCTAACCAAAGATGGTTATGTATTCCACCTTGGTATAAAGAAAAATTAGAACTTGCCGGAGTAAAATTCCAGATTAAAAATGGTGCAGACAGTGCCAGCAGTGGTATAGAATGGGTTAACTTCCTAAATACAGATATTTATGTAACAAATAACCTAGTAACAACTGGTGCAGAAGGTTCTTATGTTACTCAATGTTTGGCTGGTTCATATAATTCTATTGTATATGCAGAACAGATTCTTAAATCACGTTTCCAGCCTATGGTGGCAGCTAGTTTTAGTGGACAATGTGATGGACTTCATGTATTTGGTGCAAAAGTAATTAAGCCTATGGAACTTGTTAGAATTGCAGCAACACAAGCAGCAGCTTCAACAACAATATAATAAAAATTAAAGGGAGTGAAATAAAATGGCAGTAGCAGCAGTAAATTCAACAATTGTAACTTTAAATACAGTAGCTTTGACTACTAAAAATTTAGCAACTGCAGATACGGATGCTTTAGCAGAGGTATTCACTATAACACCAGCAGTACCAAGCACGAAATTAGTAATAATTATCGGTGGTACTGGTTCTGGTGCTGATGGTAATATAACTTATAGTTTTGCAGCCGGTGCATTTTGGGCTGGACTTGCAAAAACTGGAACAGTTACTAAAAATACAGAAGTAATTATTGAAGTTGAAACAGGAAATAATCTTGCATATGCTGGAACAATTGCGTTAACTTTAACACCAGCAGCAACCGACAAATTGGTAACAGACCATGCAGCATATGTAAAAGTAATACAGATTCTTTAATTTATTGGGAAGGTTAATTCCTTCCCATTATTTTTTTATGGAGGTTAACAAATGTATAGATTTTATGGTATTCCTTTACAACCTATTAAAAGTAGCCAGACAGGAAAAGTTCTTTTCGTTTTCGATTCAAAAGGCGAATACTACACAGATGATGAACACATAGTATCTAGGGCACTAGGCTTTTTCGATAGTATGAAACTTGAAGCAAAAGAAATTAGTAAATTAGAATTGAAAACCCATATAGTACCAGCAATGTCAATTAGCGAAAATGTTCAAGATGATACAAAAGTTCATAATCAAAGACATTGTAAAAAATGCAATTTCAAATGCAATAATCAAGGAGATTTATTGAACCATTATAGGGAAAAACATCCAAAGGAGGAATAGAAATGTTACAAAATGATGTAGCTATAGAAATATTAAATAGACTTAAAGTCGGACTACATTTAAAAAGAATTAATATAATAATTCCAATTTTTGAAGTTACTATAATTCCAACTACTAACCAACCAGCGAATGACAGTATTGAAATTCTTTCCAATTCTGCTTCTGATACGCAACTTATAACAATCTGGGGAACAGATATGGCAGATGCAGTTAAAACTAAAACTTATACATTAACTGGTGCAACTCCAGTAGTTTCAACTCTTGCAACAAACAACTGGAAAACTTTAAACGGTGCATTTTTAGGTGACGAATTTGGAAATATTTCAAAGAGGGCAGTAGGAACAATTACTATAAGGGAACAATCTGGTGGCTTAGCAATAACTACAATTGCGACAACAAAATTAGCATCTGGTATGCAAAGATTCAATATGCCTTTAACAGATGTAATACTTGAAAATATATCTGGAACTACTTTCTATAATGATGGCGATTATAATGCTTCTACAACTGGTAAAAGTATTCAGATGACAGGAAGAATGTCTAATGATTTTGCTTGTACAACTTTTTTATGTTTAATTTCTGATTCAGCTTCAACCGTACAATTAATAACTTATTTATAAAGGAGTGATTGAAATGCCTTTTAATTATAGCGCAGATGTAGGCACAAGATACGATTCACCATTGGCTGATACATTATATGGAAGAACAATTGCTGTTTATAATAATCTACATTCAACTCAACATGTTTATCCAACGCTTGCTAATGGAGTAACATTGACAACTGGTACTTTAGCTTGGGCACTTGGTGCTAAAACTGAAATTGTGCCAACCGGTGCAATAGCAACACCATTTGATATACATTTTATGAATGTAGGATTTGTAAACAATCAAACTACATTTGAAGTTCAATTGTTTAGTGGCGAAATTGGACATGAAGTATTGATAAGTATGGGAAGAACTACAAGAACAGACCCATTTGGAAGCGCGCCACAAATACCAATTTGCGCGCCTATAATGCTTGCTAATACAAGAATTAGTGCTGCTATTGCCGAAGCGCAAATTGGTTCTGGAACAATGGTAGCTTCTATATACTATAATCCATATTAAGGAGGATAATAATGAGAAATTCAGTACCTAATAATAATCTGGTTAATTTAGAATGTAGCGCTGCAAATGTATACACATTGCCAGTAACACTTCATAACATGAAATTTAAAATTGCGAATACTGATGCAAATGCTAAAACTATTTCTTTAACAAATGCTGGTTCTTTAGATACAGAAATTTCGTTAAGATTTAACATGAAGATAGTAGCTACATTAACTTTTGATAGTAAAATAACTTGGAAAGATGGAGTAACACCATCTATGAGTTTAGGAAAAGTATACTATATTTATTTGGTGTCTTGTGATGCTGGAATAAGTTATCAAGGCACTTGGACAGGGAGTTGGTAAAATGTTTAACGCAAAATTACTTTCTCCAGAAGTTGTAAAAGATGGTCTAGTTTTATGGCTTGATGGACACGATTTTGATAATTCTTTAGCGCCAACAACTATAAGAGATAGAAGTGGACTTGCTAATAATGGAACATGTTCAAACTTTGCGAATACTGCTGCAAGTGGTGGAACGACAGCAAACGGTATACAATTTGATGGAGTGAACGACATAATTAATTGTGGTCATGCTACAAGCTTCAATTCAAGTTATATATCAACTGAATGTGTAATATCTATTGCTGGTACACCTTCTACATCTGGAAGAATAATAGATAAAGAAACTACAACTGGAACTACTCCTTATTCTTTCTTTATCTTAGCAACTAAATATTTAACATTTTATGTTGCTGGTGTAGCTGTAGTTCAATCTGCAAATACTTTAACTCTGAATACACCAACGCATTATGTCGTAACCACAGATGGAACAAATGCGAATATATATGTTAATGGAGTTTTGGACAATCACGCAGCTTATACAGGAACTTTAGTAACTAATGCTTATGATGTTACGCTTGGGAATAACACTGCACTAAATAGACAATTTGGTGGAATTATATATTTAACTAGGATATATAATAGGGCATTAACAGCAACAGAAGTTTTACAAAATTATAGTGCAAGTAGAAATAATTCATAGAACTCATTTAGGTGAGTTCTTTTTTATGGAGGTGTAAATTTTGGTAACAGCGCAAGATATATTTAATTCTGCTATGGATTTAATGGATAAAAGGAATAATGTCGGATTAATTGATGCTACTAAAACAGCAAGATATTTAGCAAGAACACCAGCAATTTTGACAATAGGTCAGAATATTCTAACGCGTGATGGAAATGTTTATTCTTTTTATGAATTTAACCACAGGAAATATGTAAATTTATTAGGCGATAGACTAAGTATTATAGATGAACATTTATCAACTGATAAAACTTACACAACTGATAAAGTAGCACATTCTTATTATTTTGATATTGATTGTGATTCTACAATTGTAATTGAAGAATTAGATGGAACATGGAATGTACTTCTAACTATACCAATTATAGGAATAATTAAAACAACTGCTTATTATGGAACTTTAGTATCTAGTCCTACAGCAACACAAACACGAATTACATTTGGTGGTAATACTTATTACCAGATTTTAAAAGTTGCTTTATTCGCAGAACCTTTTTTGCCTTCACAAGTACCAATTTATAGGGAATGGATTGAATATGTAATGCCGGATGATTTTGAGAGTATCAACCAGATTGTTACTTCTTCACCAGTTCAACCTTACCAAAAGGATAGTATGTTTAAATTTCAAGGCACAAACAGATTGTTTGTTTCTTGGGAATTTGAAGGAACAGAAAAGATTGTCTATACACCAGTATCAATTCCAATAACTTTAATGACACAGAAAATGCAGATGGATGATACAACTTGTATGACAACATTAACTTATTATCTTGCATCTCAATTAGTTTTACTTGAAGATGCTGCAAGTGCTTCATTTTTCAATCAGATGTTTATGGAAGGAAAGCAGCAAGCGAATAAAAGGCAACCTTCGCCAATTGAATCTATTGAAGATGTATGTGAGGGGTGGGATTAATGGCAGTTATTCAAGTTCCAAAAGAATTAAATCCTGTTAAGATAAGTGTATTTCTAGGACTTAATGAAGATGTTGATGGTGCTTTAAATTTGAAGTTAGGTGAAGCAAGCGAAATGTTTAATTTAAGAACAACTCAAACTTTCAAATTAAAACAAAGAGAAGGATATGCAAAAATATTAAATTTTCCTTCTGGAACCATAAACGGAATGATTATGTATAAAGGGAAAATGATGGTTGCACATGGTGGAAATTTATATGAATTTGAAGGAAGTGAAATTTAATGGCTGGTTTTAGTACCTATTTGAAAAACGCTTTGGTTAATGCTTCTATGAGAAATGTAGCTTATACAAGTGTTACACCAATTTATATAGCCTTATTTACTGGTAACCCTAATACCGGTGGAAGTGAAGTTTCTGGTGGAAGCTATGTAAGAAAAGCAATTACTTTTATAGCGCCAACACTTGGGGTAACAAGCAATGCTTTAGTTATAAATTTCCCCGTATCTACGGGCATTTGGGGAAATATTTCATATTTTGGTGTAATGGATGCACTTACTGTTGGCAATTTATTATATTTTGGTGAACTTTCAACACACAGAAACTTGATTCTTGGAGATTCCGTTTCTGTTCCTGTTGGAAATATCATTATTACTCTTGTTTAGGAGGTAATTTTTATGGCACAAACTGCTGGTTATTTCCAATACTATGATGCAACTGGAAGAATACCACTTGTAAAAGGTTGTGATATTTCACATTATCAATACAATGAACCTTCTGATACACCACCTATCAATTGGACAACAATGAAAACTAAAGGTGATTATGTGCATATGAAGGCTGGTGGTCAATATTCTGTAAGCATTAGCGCTAAATATATCAAGATTACTGCAAATGGTAGCACGACAAATGTTTCTTCTGTGTTTAACGAACTTGAAGCTTATTACTATGATTCTGGTTCTGGTAGTTATGTTGATGCAGCTTTAACAAGTACAGTAACAGCAAGCAAGGCGCCAGACTATAATCCATTAAGCAATTTTATTGATGGAGTTTTATCTACTTATGTCGTTGTTGGAAGTGGAACTCAATGGATAAAATGCCAATTTACAGCAACAAGAACTATTCCATATTTAATTTTACAAATGTATTATGCAGATGGAAGAACTTTCCATAATGTAAAGATAGAATATTCCACAGATGATGTTACTTACACCACTTTATACAACACAGCGCAAGCTGGTGAAAAGCCAGAAAAAGTCGGTGGAATGATGCTGATGAAATATGCTGGAATGGCAGCAGACACAACGAATACAATCGGACACGTTACAGCAGCAAGGGCAGCTGGTTTAAAAATTGGTTTTACATGGTTTAATTGTCCTAATTATTATGATTCAACGAATGGATGGTTAAGTTCGGTTGCTAATGCAGAAACACAAGCAACAACTTTTTATAATTATATAGTGGCTGTAACCGGAAGTGCTAACGATATTGGTGATATTATGCCTATGTTTGATTTTGAAAATGCAAATGGCAGTATTTATCCAGCAATGACGAATGACCAAGCTTTTGATTTTATTGAAGCTTTTCTTGGAAAATTTAAACAATTATCTAAAAGACAATGTATTTTGTATACAGCATTTTATTGTGTTGATAATTTAACTGTTGAACCACAAGAATTATACCATTCGACAAAAGGTGGCATAGGCGCAAAATGTCCTCTAATGCTTGCTTGTTATTCCACAAGTTATCCTTCATCTGGTTTTATGGCATTTGGAATTTTCGCAAACAATAAATGGACAAATTGGCAATACCAATCATCTGGAAGTCATGGCGCAGAATGGGGGGTTAATTCCACCAATATAGATTTAGATGTTCTTGAAGGTGATTTATATACAATATTAAAACCTTCACAAGTAACCGGATTAACTGCTACTGTTGGAGATACTCAAATTATACTTCATTGGACAGCTTCACCAGATACAGATAAGCAATCATATTTTATATATAAAGATGGTGTTTACCTAAGTTATATAGCAGCTACAACAACAACATTTACTGCAACTGGTTTAACAAATGGTACTTCATATTCATTCCAAGTAGCTGTTGTCGATTTTTGGGAAACAGGCAATTTGTCAACTGCTGCAACTGCGACACCAGCAATTGTTGCTGGAAGTATTTCTTCATCTATAACTTGTTATGCTAATGTTACCGGAAATTTTGGTGAAATAATAACTGTAAAAAGAACTGGTATGCACAACGGTGCAACTAAAATGTTTCAATTTGGAAGTAATTTATATATATTAACTGGTACTGAATACCTTGTATATGATGGAAGCACAGTTAAAACCGTAGCTGGTTATGTTCCCTTGCTTGCTGTTGGTGTTCCTCCGGCTGGTGGAACTGGAACTGTTACTGGTGATGGTCTTGGCAGAATATTTGAAGAATTAAATATTTTAACAGGAAGTAAACACGAAACATTTTCGCCTAATGGAACAAGTGCTGATTTCTACATTTTAGAACAAGCAGTAACTTCAATAGACTATGTTAAAAAGAATGGAATTACGCTAACTTTGACTACCGATTATACGGTGGATTTAACTTTAGGGAAAATTCATTTTGTCGTTATTCCAGTAACCGGTACGCCTTCAAATGTTGATATTGGATGGACAAAAGGAACAGGACAAAGAACATTAATAGAAAATTGTTTGTACGAAATGGATTATTCTGGACAAACTGATTCAAGAGTTTTCCTTTGGGGAAATACAAACTTTAAAAACAGAAGGTTTTGGAGTGGCTTAGCAAATGGAGTTCCTTCGGCTGAATATTTTGAGAGTAATAGCTATGATGATTTAGGAACAGGAGAATATGCAATTACAGATATTATCAAGCAATTAGATAGACAGAAGATTTTCTTTGAACTTGGTGGTGGTGCTATGTATTCTTATTATTCAAGCACAACTGATGTAATTGGAAATGTTATTGTTTCTTTCCCAGTTTTTGAATTAAATGAAAATATTGGGAATATGGCATTTGGGCAAGTCCAAGTTGTTGCTGATGTTCCTTATACCATAAATAATGGTGTTTATGCTTGGCAAAATTCAACTGTGCGTGACCAGACTAATTCTAAATTAATAAGTCAAAGAGTACAGCAAAGCTTAAATACTGTAGATTTAACAAAAGCGATAACATACAATTGGCAAGAACAGAAAGAATATTGGCTGTGTATTGGTTCAATCGTATGGGTTCACAATTATTTCAATGATACTTGGTATAAATTCGACAATATAACAGCAAGTTACTTTTTAGTTGTTGATGGTCAAATGTATTACGGTGCAGAAGGTTCAATTTATAGATTTAATGAGAATTTGAGAAGCGATAATAACACTGCTATGAACATTAACTGGACAATGGCATTTTATGATTTTGGCGCTGATTGGAGATTGAAGTTTATGAATAAAGCTTGGATTTCCATAAATCCTAATTATAGGTCTTATCTGACAATAAAATATATCACTAATAATGATGGTGTAAGTGATAGTCAAATAGTGGAATTTAATGTTATTACTTTCACACATTTAGATTTTGCACATTTTAGTTTTAGAACTTCATATAACCCACAACCTTATGCACTTGAACTTACAGCACAGCAATTTGTATATTTTAAATTTGTTGTTGAAAAATTAGATACTGATACAACTGTAACTATATTAAGTATAAATATGTTAGCAAGATTAGGGGGTAAAGTTCAATGAGTGTAACTAAATTAACCACAGACTTAGATATAATCCAGACTTTGGCTGATGAACCTAATGATGTAACTGGTTTAACTCCAACTGAGGTAAAGACAAAATTTGATGAATCTGGTAATGCAATTAAAACTTATATAAATGATACTTTAACTGTTGAAATTGATGCACTTGCTGCAAGCGTTATTAGTGTTGTTGGCATCCCCACTTTAAGTGGTACTAATGTCCAAGATGTATTAGAAAGTGTTAAATTGAGAATTGATGCAATCGCTATTGCAAATGTAAATGCAGAAGTTGCGAATACGCACACTGGTGCAGATGCTAGAACTTATACAAGTTTATCAGATAGACTTGATACTATTGATGTAACTGATACAGCAAAAGCGCTTCAAACAGATTTAGTTTTGTCTAATGCTGCAATTGCTTTAAATCAATCAGAAATTACAACTATTGATGCAACAACTTTTAAGAAAACTGATTGGACAGCTGGAACCGGATGGAAACAATTGGCAAATGGGTTAATATTACAATGGGGTTCTGGAACTACTAATGCTGAAACGCAAGTTCTGACTTATTGGTATAGCTATGGTAGTGTGATTTTCCCAAAAGCATTTCCTAATGCTTGTTTAATCGCTAATGTAAACCAAAATAACAATGTTTTAATGTGGCATAGTACAACCACATCAACTAAAACAACATGTATATTTGGTTTTACTGGTGGTGCAACGGATACTAATAATAAAGCATTTACGTATTTCTCAATCGGATATTAAGGAGGTATGAAAAATGGCAACTGCTGTTTATAATCCTACAGCACAAATAAACCAATTAAACACAGCGAATAAAGCTGCTGCAAATTTAGGCTTATTAACTGCTAGAAATAAAAGCTTAGACACATTATCCACAGCGCAAAAAGCAATTGAACCAGCTTATTTAAAATCAAGGTCGCAAGTTGATACTTCTAACCAGCAAGCAGCAAGGAATTTTGCTGAATTTATGGCACAAAGAGGTCAAAACAATGCTGTTGGTAATTCTGGAAGTTTAGCACAAGCAAATATAACAAATAATGCAATGAAGCAAGGAAGTTTAGGCAATCTTGCTACAAGTGAGGCAACTGCTAATGCAGAAAATGCAAAACAAGTTTCTGATGTTAATACTGGTTATAATTCTGGTGTTGCTTCATCTAATGCAAATATTAATGCTGCGACTATGCAATCACTAATTACAGCACAGCAAAACTATAATGCTGCTATGATAGCACAGGAAAATGCTAATCGTGCTTATGATGCACAGCAGAAAGCAGCAGCACAGGCACAAGCTAATTTCAATACGCAAAGGGCAGATGCAGCAGCTAGTGCAGCAAGGGCAGCTTCGGCAAGTAGAAGTTCTGGAGGTTCCTCCGGTGGTTCTTCTGGTTCTAAATCAAGTAATATTAATGATACTGCAAATGCAATAATAAAAGCTGTTTATGGTTTTAATACTAATGCAAAAGCTGCTGCATATTTAAGTAGCAATAAACAATCAATTATGAGTTCTTTATTAAATGCTGGAATGACACCTACAGCAGCAAACTCTTGGGTATATGGTATTCAAAACGATTTAGCGCCAGCGAAAGAAAAAACAACTGCTGCTGATTCATTATCTGGTGTTAACTTTTAAAGGAGGTTGATTTAATTGAATTATTTTAATCCTAAAAAGAAGATAGAACCAGCGTCAACTCCTACGCTAGTATCACCTAATAGTTTTGTAAGCAATCCTTTAAGAAGTCCTTTAACTCCAACTGTACCTGTAAATAAAACTTCAATATTATTTTCAAAGCCTAATTATAATTTACCAAGTTTTGCCACACAAGCAAAATTTGTTTCTCCTTTTGTTCAAGCTACTAAAAAAGTTTATACTCCACCTTCGTATATAAATGCGCCAAGTGCAACATCTGCGCCACAAAGTGATGTGCCTATTGTAAATTGGTTTAATAAATATCTTAAACCTAATATAGAGAAAACAAAAGTTATACCATTTTTAAGTAGATTACAAATTGCTGCCGGTCAATATTCTGGTGGTATGGCTGTGGATGAAAAAGGAAAACCACTTGTTAAACCAGATTTAGGAACAATTGGAAATGTAAGTGCTGATACTGTAGCTATGATTTTATCTGCGCTTGAAACTGGACAAATGGGCGCTGGAAATCCTCTTGCACAAACTGAAACAACTGGTAAAGAATTATCGAATTTCATATTAAGCAAAATTCCAGCAGAAAACAATTTATTGTCAACAACTGGAAAAGAATATATTTTAAATAGATTAACAAATTCTGCAAGAACTTTTGCGCCAGCAATCGGACAAGGCGCTGTTGTCGGTGGCGCAAGCAATGCAATACTTGCTGGTCAAGCCGGTGGAACTCCAAAAGAAATTGCTAGTGCTGGTATTCAAGGCGCTGGATTTGGCGCTGGATTAGGGGTTCTTGGAAAAGCTGTTCTTCCTTATGCTGGGGATATTCTAAATAAGCTTAAAAGAAATGTTCCAGTTAACGAACCAATTGCTGAACCAACTATTCCAGAAAATAATTTTAATCCTCAAACTAATACAATATTGAATCCTAAAGGTATTTTAAAGCCTATTGAATCGAAAAATCCTATTGAACCTAATATAACTGCAGCACCAGAAAATGCAACACAAGCAACTTTATTAAATCCTAAAGGCATTTTAAAACCTATTGAAAAAGCTGCAACTAATGATATTATCGCAAATAGGAATATTATCATACCAGAAGAAAATCAAAAATTAGCTGATTTTACCAAGAAATTTTCAAATGCTGATTCTTTTGATACTAAAGTTTCAAAAGTTGGTTATGGTACAACTCCAATTAGTGAAGTTTATGGGTATATTGATAATATGAGTGAAGGTTCTCTTAATCCAAAAGCTGTTAAAGAAGAATTGCTAAAAGGTGGAAACAGTTATGTAAAGGTCAAAATAAATCCTAAAATACTGGATATACAAGATAGCGAAAGCTTAACTGTGGATAATAAAACTGATATAAATAAAGCAATTGTAGTTGGCAAAGATGGATTTGTTATTGATGGTAGACATAGGGCACTTGCTGCAATTGACCAGAATAAAATGATTGATGCTTTTATACCATCTAAAGATTTTTATAATTATGTAAATGAAAATAATATGAATTTAGCAAATGAAAGGGCAAGTTTAGGTAGCGAACAACTTCCTGTCAATGTTCCACCAGAAGTGGCAAATGTTCCACCAGAAATTGCACCTACTACACCAGAAACATTAAACAATCCACTTGCACCACCTACAGCAGAAGTACCACCACCACCAATAGAAACACCATTAAAAGCAACTGAAAATCAACCACCAGAACCACCAGCAGAAGTAGTACTACCAGCGAAAAAGTTTCAATTTGGCAATGGCAAAAGTAGATTTGCAAATGTTACTGTTCCAAACTCTACTAATACAGAAGCCGAATTAAAAAAACAATTGGAGGATTTAAAACTTGGCTATACGAAAGAAACAAATGCTAATTCTTTGAAAGCTGCAAATGCTAGAATCGAAAAAAGTGTTGAGGATGCAGTAAGTTTTGTAAATGATAAAACTAAAACATCTGCTGAAAAAACTGTAACTGCAATTCAATTAATTAATAAATTCCAGAAGGAAGGTAACTTTGCAAGGGCTGTGGATATTGCAAGCAGTATTTCAAGTCAATTAACTAAGAATGGTCAAGCAATCCAAGCTGCAAGTATTTACGATAGATTAAGTCCAGAAGGAATTTTAGTATATGCACAAAAGTTAATTGATAAAGTTAATAATCAAAGATGGTTCAAGGGTTTAACTAAAATACAGAAATTGAATCCAGATTTGGCAAAACAACTTGCAGACTTAGCAAAGAATGTCCAAGATTTAACTGGTGATGCTAAAATAGAAGCTAGTCAAATTTTACAAGCAACTTTGCAAAGTTTAGGTAAATCAAATATTTTTAGAAAACTAGAAACGACACAAACTATTGCACAGTTATTGAATCCTAAAACATTAATCAGAAATATAATCGGTAATGAATTATTCTATAGAGTTGAAAGAGTTAACAAATATATAGCAACTCCAATAGATATTGCACGTTCATTTTTTACTAAAAGCGATAGAACTGTTACATTTAAAACCGGAAATCAAGGAGAATATTGGAAATCATTTTTAACAGGCGCTAAAGCTGGATGGAGAAACGTAAATCCAGCCGGTCTACAAACACAATATGATTTAGCACCACAAGCATTTACCAATAAATGGAATCCTATGACATACCTTGAAAAGGCATTAGGCTGGAATCTAAGAGGTTTTGACTACGCTGCTTATAAACGTGCTGCTAATCAAACACTTGGTGAAATGGGTGAACTAAGTGCTATAAATAGTGGTTTAAAAGGTGAAGCAAGAAAAGTTGCTGTACAGACTTTCATAAAGAGTGCTGACAAAAATATTTTAGAAATAGCAGACCAATATGGTAAATATGTAACTTTCCAAGATAATAATATTTTAGGTCAAAGTTTATCAGCCATCAAAAGGGCATTAAATCTTTATAAAGAATTTGGTTTTGGTTCTCTAGTTTTAAAATATCCTAAAACACCAGCAGCTTTAATATTAAGAGGTATTGACTATTCACCAGCCGGTTTTCTTAGTTCTGCATATAAACTTACAGCACCATTGTTTGAGGAAGGTGGAAAAATAAACATTAGAGATTTTGAACTTTCCCTATCAAGGGCAATAACTGGAACGCTTGGATTCACTGGATTAGGTTATTTGCTTGCTGACAAAGGTGTAATTACTGGACAAACTTCAACTGATGCAGATTTAAGAGAAGCACAAACGGAAGCTGGTGGAGGAAGTTATAAGGTAAATGTTACTGCTTTGCAAAGGTGGGCGAAAAGTGGATTTAATCAAAATGCTTTAAAAGCACAAGATAATGACACACTTGTTTCTTATGATTGGGCGCAACCTATAGCTATGAGTTTAGCATTTGGCGCTAATATGAACCAAAGTATTAAAGAGAAAAAATCTATATCGGAAGATTTAACTTCAAGTCTTGGCACTGCTGCTGAAAGTGGGTTAAGTTCAATTGCTGACCAGCCAGTTCTTCAAGGTCTTACAAAATTGATACAAAGTAAAAGTCCAGCAGCAGCATTTGGAAATGTTGCGCAAAGTTTACCATCAAGTTTTACTCCAACACTTTTAAATCAATTTAGACAACTTAATAGCAATGTTGCAAGGTCAACTTATAACCCTAATCCTTTAAAAACTGGTTTAAATATTGCACAAAATAAAATACCATTTTTGGCGAATAAACTTCCTCAAAATTATGGTGTTCTTGGACAAAAGAAAGAAGTTTACCAGAATGGAACTAATAATTTATTCAATGTATTTTTGAATCCATCATTTGTTACTAAGAATAATCCGACACCAGTTCAAAAGGAATTGTTAAGATTAAATGCAACTACTGGAAGCACAACTCAATTTCCTAGAGTTATTCCTAGCAAACTTACTTGGACACAAAAGGGCAAAACTTATACCCATGTTTTAACAGAAACAGAAAAACCATTGTATCAAAAAGAAGTCGGAAGATTGACAAATAACGGAATAACTTCAATACTAAAAAGAAACATTTCTGATGATGATAAAGTCAATTTAATTGTTAAAATATTGAATCAAGCATCTGTAATTTCTAAAGGTGAATTTCTAAATTACCTAAAGAAAAAATCTTAATATGTGGTAAATAATGTCATTAATAAATATTTTTCTATCGACAACTTTTACTACTATTACTAGCTTTTAAGTTTTGCATTATCAGAATATGTCTTTTAAAAAGTCAATTGTAATTAATATGTATATTTAGTTGTAAAATGGTAGTGATGTAATAAACTGCTAGGCTTGATTAAAATAAATGGTATGTCTATAATAAGAATATGATAATGTCGCAATTTACTTAGGAGGATTAAATTGGATAACAATTGTAGCAAAGAATTTATTGATTTAGTTGAAACACTGGAACAACTCTTAGAGGAAATAGAAAATATAAAATAAAAGAAAGCTTATAATTGTATGCTAACAACTATAAGCTTAATTCTTTATAAATGTTAATCGCCCCGAAGTTAAAAGCCTGCCCTCTTATCGTCGGGGCGATAACTAATTGATTATTAGTGAAACTGTGTCTGTCACTGGGTTATAAGTAATTGATTTGAAAATTATTCGTAACCAATTTCTTTTATCTAAAGCATTATGTGATTTTTTAAAACCGTTTAAAGATTCAAATAATTTATCTAAATTAGGTGTACATTCTAATTCTTTTGCTTTTAATTCATCTATTTTTATATTATTTGTAAGTTTTTCATAGCTTAATTCATTTATTTTAGCTTTAAATAATACTGCTGATTCGTTAGACATATCCATTATTTGGCTTATTAAATTATTAATTCTAGTATCTATTTTCTTATTTTCCTTTTCTAAGACTAAATAATTATTATCTTTAAAAGATGGTTTTGTAAACTCATTTATAAAATCATCTTTTGATTCTATATTATTCAATGCTTCATTAACTTTACTTTCAATTTCCTCTGCTTTCAAATATTTACTATTTGTGCAATTTCCGACACCTTTTATTCCCCTATTAACTCTTTTGCTACATACATAATATCTGTGATTATTTGAGTTTATTATGTTGACGTTACTTCCACATATTGGACATTTTAATATCCCACATAGCCAATAAGTTTTAGATGGTCTTCTGAAATGTTCTTCCTTTTTATTCATTAATCTTATTTGTGTTTGAATCCATAAATCCTCATCTATAATGCCGGAATGTTTACTTACTACAGCAATCTTTTCTTTTCCCTTTGGGGTATATTTTAAATATCCGTTACCGTTAGGTTCACCTAATACTTGCCAATTGTTCAACCCTAAAAAGTTGTTAACTTTGTATGAAGATTTTACATACATTACACTTCTTAGTCTTGTTTTAAGATTTTCTATATTTACAGATTCTAATTTTGGATATTTATTTTTTAATATATAATGTGCTGCGTATAGAGAAACTGACTTAGCATATATTCCATACATATCTATTACAAAATCATTTTCATCTGGATTATTTTGTAAATATGTTTTTCCATCTATTTTGATTATATTGAATCCTACTGGTGTTTTACCACCAGTCCAACAACCTTTTGTATTTAATGTTAACATTGCATCATTAACTCTTATCTTAACATCACTTCTTTCTTTTTCTCCTAAAGATAATAATATTGTTATTACCATATAACCAGTCGTAGTTGTCGTATCATAATCCTCTTTTGTGCTTATATATTCTACATTTATTTCTCTCAAATGCTTAATGACAGTTAAACCATCAATTGTGTTTCTGCTGAACCTATCTGTTTTATATACAATCAACATATCAAACTTTTTCATATCTATTAACTTCATCATTGTAATAAACGCTGGTCTGTTCATATCGCCACCACTTTTTCCATCATCCTCAAAAACTTCAAAATCATAATCCTTATATTTTAAGTTTAAAAATTCTTTACAACTTTCTATTTGCGTTTCTAAGGAAACAGAATCATCTTTATGCACAGACTTTCTAACATAAATTGCTACTCTCATTTTTTCATTTCCTTTTTAATTCTTATTTTTAAATTAGTTTCTTTTTTTAACATATTCAATAATAAAACAGCAACATTATCATCAACATCTTTGTTTTCTTCTATTAATCCAGCATCAATCAGATTGTCAACTAGAACATCAAGTGCTTCATATGGTTTATATTCATCCTCAAATGTACCATCAATCCAATACGCTAATGGGCGCATAGAAATTTTAGATAAATTTGTTATAAATTTTAAGTTTCCTTGAACTCTGCCACTTTCTGTGTCGGTTATTCGTGTTCTTGTGACATCTAATTTCTTTGCTAATTCTTCTTGCGTTAAATTGCTTTTCAATCTAAATTGCTTAAGCTTATCTTTAAAATCCATAAACGCTATCACTCCTTGCTTTCTTATAATAATATATTACAATAATTTAAGTCGTAAATCAAGACATTGGACAATTAATTATAAATATACTGTAAAAAATAATTTACTGTGCATAACTAGAATAAATAGTTGCAATGAGAAAGTAGGATATAATCCAAGAACCGTACAAATAGTTTCATTAGATTGGTTTATTTGGATAAAATTGGTTATTTACAATAGTCGCAAATAAAGTCATAATAAAATCATAATTTAATAATAAATGGAGGTAATAGAAAATAATGGCAATTCCAACTAAAACACATCTTACATTAAGAGAAATGAGGATAGGCAAAGGATTGATGACTAACTATGTTGCTAAAGCGCTTGGTCTAGGTTGTAGACAATATAGCAGAATTGAAAAATCTGGGTTGTATCTTACAGACGAAAGAATAGACATTTTAAGTCATTTGCTAGACGTTACTAAAGCCGATTTGGAGAGGTGCGTTAAAAATGGTTAAGTGCATAATAGTTAATCCAGAAAGACTTCCGTATCTAAAAAAAGAATTGATGAAATTCTTGATTGAGGGAACAGAGAACAATAAAAGAGAAGAATTAATAAAAGAAAGGATGATTAAAAATGAAACTTTATGATATTACAGAAAGATATATGAATTTACAAAGTATGCTAGATGAAGAAACTACACCAAAAGAAGATTTAATTGCTGCTATGGAAGAAATATCTGAAACTGATTTAACAGATAAAATCGAATCTATGTGTAAAATGTTGAGAAATATTGATGCTGATTCAGAAGGTTTAAAAGCAGAAATAACAAGACTACAAGATAGGAAGAAAGCTAAAGAAAATAGTAAATTACAAATTAAAGAATATATGTACCAGCAATTATTAACAATGAATATAAAAAAATTAAAGACACCTCTTTTTTCTCTTGGTATACAGTTCAATCCACCATCTGTAAATGTAATTGATGAATCTATTATACCTAAAAAATACTTTATCAAACAATTGCCAGTTTTAGACAAGAAAGAATTGTTAGCAGATTTAAAAGCAAATATAAAAGTTAAAGGTTGTGAAATAAAACAATCGGAAGGATTGAGAATAAGATGAATGATTCTATTATAGATAAATTACAAGAACCATTTAAAGAGAGTGAAATTGAGTGGAGAGTTGGAAGTACAACTAAGGATAAAACAAAAGGCTTAGCACTTGCTTATGTGACAAATAGGGCAATTCAAAACAGGCTTGATGATGTGTTTGGTATTTTTGGATGGAAGAATGAATTTCTAATCTGGAAAAATACAAGTCAAATTTGTGGTATCAGTGTATGGGATTCTCAAAAGAATCAGTGGGTAACTAAATATGATGGTTCTGATGATAGCCAGACAGAAGCTACAAAAGGTGGTTTATCAGATGCCATGAAAAGATGTGCATACCAGTGGGGAATAGGAAGGTATCTGTATAAACTTCCTCAAACATGGGTTCCACTTAAAAACGAAAAGTATCTTTCTGAAATTCCAAAACTTCCATCATGGGCGCTGCCAAAAAATGAACCGAATAAAAATAATTTGCCAACTTCGCAAGAAAAAGTTGAAGATTTAATAAAATTTGCACTTGAACACAAATTATCCACCAGAAGATTAAAAGCAACTGTTTTAAAAGATTATAAAAAAGTTGAAATTGCAGAGTTAACAATAGAAGAATATGAAGCTTTGAGATTGAAAATTAGCAAAATATAAGAAGGTGGTGATATGGAAGAAGGAAAAGGATATATAAGTTTACACAGGGAACTTCAAGACCATTGGTTATGGAAAATTACTCCATTTTCTAAAGGTCAAGCATGGATAGATTTATTATTAAGAACGAGTTATTTATCGCACGAATATAAAGGAGAAATTCAAGAAAGAGGTAATTTTACAACTTCAATTTTGAACCTTTCTGAATCTTGGGGATGGAGTAGACACAAGGTAAAAGACTTTTTAATCCTGTTACAAAATGATTCAATGATTGAATTAAAATCGGACAACAGAAAAAGTACCATAAACATAGTCAATTACTCACTTTGGCAAAACGTAGAAGAAAAAAAGGACACTAAAAGGACAACAAAAGGACAACAAAAGGACACTACCAATAAAGGTAATAAAGAAAATAATATATATATAGTTGTTTCTGATGTAATAAATTATCTAAATTTAAAGACTTCTAAGAATTATAAATCTACTACTACTAAAAATATTTCTTTAATAACAGCAAGACAAAACGAGAAATTTATCTTAGAAGATTTTAAAAAAGTTATAGATATAAAATGTGCCGAATGGATAGGTACTGATTGGGAAAAGTTTTTAAGACCAGAAACACTTTTCGGTAATAAATTTGAAGGTTACTTAAACCAAGAAAAGAAAATCGCTTATAAAAATAAAATTGTATAGGTGGGTTGAAGTTGGATGAAAGAGAATTTGCAAAGATTTATTTTACAGAAATAAAAGTTAAAGGTGACGAAATTGAATCTAAGTATTGTTTATTCTGCAATGGTGGTCAACATCAAGACCAGTTTACATTCTCTATTAACACTAAAAAACATACTTACAATTGTTTAAGGGGGAAGTGTGGAAGTCATGGAACATTTAAAGAATTATGTGATAGATACAATTTAAAAGCCGATTACATGGAAGAATTTCTGAAAAATAATAACAGATATGTAAAACCTACACAGGAATATATAAAACCTAAATATACTATCACAGAATTAAATCTTAATGTTATTAACTATTTCAATGGTAGAGGAATTAGCGAAAAGACATTGGTTAAAGCCGGAGTAAAAAGTTATGGAAGTAATGCAGTTTTTCAGTTTTTCGAGAATGGTAATCTGGTAATGAATAAAATTCGTTTAGCTAGAAAACCAGAGATGAAAAACGGAAAAATGGAAATGAAAGAATGGAAAGAGGTAGGAGGTAAACACATATTATGGAATATGAAGCAAATTGATACTTCTAAGCCAGTTATCCTATGTGAGGGTATGATTGACAGCCTAAGTTGCTTAGAAGCCGGAGAAACGAATGTAGTGAGTATACCGAGTGGCACTAATGACCTTACATGGTTAGAAAATTCCTATGATTTTGTTAATGATGTACAAGAATGGATTTTGTATGTTGACAATGATTTAGCTGGTGATAAATTAGCTGCTGAATTAATGATTAGATTTAAACCATATAAAACACGTGTTGTAAAACATGAACTTAAAGATGTAAACGAAGAACTGGTAACATTTGGAAGTAGATATATTCGTGATGTGGTTGCCAAAGCTGCTTACCCAAAAGTTGAAGGAATTGAAAATTTAGCTAATGTTGCAATTGTTGACACAGCAAAAATGGAACGAATACCTACAGGAATAACGATTATTGACAAATTTGCTGGTGGATATATATTCCCTTCTTTGAACATTTGGACAGGAGAAAGAGGTTCTGGAAAATCAACAGTTTTATCTCAGACTTTATTAACTTGTATTGAAAAGGGATATAAGATTTTTATATATAGTGGTGAATTAATGAGTGGATTCTTTAAACTTTGGCTTTATAGTCAAGCTGCCGGAGATTCTAATATGATTGAAAGCATTGATAAAGAAACACATGTTACTTCATACGTTCCAGATAAAAAGACAATTGAAAAAATTGACGAATGGATTAACGGTAAAGTTTATATTTACACAGATACAAATACGAATGAAGAAGATAAAATATTTGAACTAATGGAAGAAGCTTATAAACGATTTAATTGTCGAATATTTATAATTGATAACTTAATGACTGTTAGATTCAATTTTAACAAAGACATCTATAGGGCACAATCAATATTTGTTGATAGATTACGATTGTTCATTAAGAATAATAATTTAATTTTGAATTTAGTTGTTCATCCTAATAAATCCGGTGAGGTAATTTCTGGTGCTGGTGATATTAGAAATTCTGCATTTAATGAATTTTGGATTAAGAAAGTAAAAAAGGATGATTCAATATTTTCCAACTATGATTCGACAATCACTATTTCTAAAAATAGATATTATGGATTTGTTGATGTAGAAAGAGGTTATCAATTTTCCAAGAAATCTAAAAGACTATATGAAAAATTTGAAAATGAAAGAAGCTTTGGCTGGAACAAAAAAGACTTAATTGAAACTTATGAACAAATGCCTTTTTAAGGGTGGACAAATATTTTAAGGTAGGTGGACAAATTGTTTATGGAGGTAAGACAAATGACTAAAAATGTATTTACTGACTATCAGAAAAGCCTAGTTGAAGATAATATCCGTTTAGCCTATTTTATGGCTGCAAAATGGTATAAACGAATAAATTTTGAAATTGAATTAGAAGAAATAAACAGTTTGTGTTTACTTGGCTTGACAAAAGCAGCATTGAGATTTGACATAGGCAGACAAATTAAATTTAGCACTTACAGCATTAGATGTATGGATAATGAAATTTTAATGACAATAAGACAACCAATTTATAAACTATCAACTATTGCTGTTTCTAAATTAGAATCTTTTTGTGATGAGGGCGAATATAATCTATGGGATTTTCTGCAATCTAAATTGATAAAAAATGATAACGTAGAGGATTGGCTAAATGAATTTGCTTTGAACGAAATTTTGGATAAACTTCCTTTACAGACAAAGAATATTTTAGATTTATATGTAAGTGGTCAAAAACAAGTACAAATTGGCAAAACATTAGGTATATCACAATCTTATGTATGCCGGTTAGTAACTAGAGGAAGAAAAATGATATTAAAAGAGTACGATTATTCAGAAAATGGGATTAAATTTAGGAGGGTAAAAATGAGAGAAAACATTTGTAATAAATGCAAATATAAAGAAATGTCTGGTGG